TAAACGAGGAACAATCATTTCTAAAGGTGAAAATGTTCTTAATGTAGAAATTACAAAAGGAACATGGGGAAATGGTAATACAGTTAGGGGGTTTAATTCTGGTGGTACTGCTCTTTCTCCGGCTGTTTCTTCTACAATTACAAATGATGCGATTCCTTTTACTCTTCATTCCAGAAGTAAAAAATGGAATATGATTCAAGAAGTGAAAGATATTCAAGGAAATAAATTACAATCCCATGATTGGTATTATATCCGAAAATATGATAATGGAACAGCAATTCCTGCTAATATTCAAAGTTATCGTGATGCTGTAAGGATGAAGGCAACTGAACTTGAAAATTCGATTGTTGCTGCTTCAGACGCAGTAACTCTTCAAGTACTTAATTTTGATTGGCCGGAAGAACCAACTATATAATCTCCTCCACCAGTCCTTTCCTTTACTAAATATATGGAAAGGTTATACAACCATAAGGAGATTTCATGGCACTTACTCTCAACAAACAAACTGTTAATTTAGTAATTGATCAAGGGTGTACCTTTGAGAAAGTAATTACGGCCAAGAATACTGCTGGGGGGAATGTAACTATTTCTTCTGGAACTTGTGCTGGAAAACTTAGACCATCCCATTATACCGCAAATAATATATTGGCATTTACTACAGCACTTGCGGGGTCTAATGTAACTATTTCTTTAACTGCTACTCAAAGCGGAACTCTTTCTCCAGGCCGATATGTTTATGATGTTGAATATACACAATCTGGTGGAACAATAATAGAAAGACTTGCTGAAGGTGTAGTGACAATATCTCCATCATCAACGTATTGAGGACGAAATAATGACACAACCAACTACTAGAGCAACACTCAAAGATTATGCGAAACGGAAACTTGGACATCCAGTAGTGGAGCTCAATATTGACGATGACCAGCTGGAAGATTGTATTGATGATGCCCTTGAATATTTTCAAGAATATCATTTTGATGGTACATACCCCACATTTGTCAAAATACAAATTTCAGGATCAACCTTAAAAATTCAATCAAATACCGTATTTGAAACTGGAGAAACGATTACAGGCGGAACCAGTGGAGTGAGAGCCACGGTTCATGAATACCATAGTGCTAATACTACAATCCGTTACAAGAATCCAGAAGTTAAATCTGGTGGTGATGGAAACACTTATTATGCAAATACAACTACTACTTTTGGAAATGCAGAAACCATCACAGGTGGAACTAGTACATTAACTGCTACTACAGCTGCATCTTCTGCTGCTACTACTGGAGATTTTGATAATCATTACGTTGCAATTGAAGAAAATGTGATTGGAATCAAAGGGGTAATTCCATTCTATGATAATACAAATAAATCTACAAATATGTTCTCGGTAAATTATCAATATGCACTAAATGATCTCTATACAATGGGGGGTGGGGGAGATTTTAAGAGTTATGTTTTTACTCAACAAAAATTAAGCATGATTTATGATTTGTTTAATGGACTTCCAAGATTCCGGTTTAATCGGCATATGGATAGACTGTATCTTGATATAAATTGGAATGCAGATCTCAAAATTGATGATTGGATAATAGTAGAAGCATATGCGATAATAGATCCAGCAACATATACTGATATTTGGGGTGATATGTTTCTCAAGAAATATGTTACTTCTCTTTTTAAAAAACAGTGGGGGCAAAATTTAATTAAGTTTGAAGGAATGCAATTACCAGGAGGGGTAACTCTTAATGGAAGACAATTGTATGATGATGCTAATACAGAGATAGAAAAGGTAGAAGAGGAAATACAACTCAAGTATCAGCTCCCAGACGATTTCTATGTAGGATAATAATGGCAACGAACCACTATTTTAATAATTTTGGAACGAATACCCCTGATCAAAGACTTATAGAAAGTATAATCATAGAGTCAATCAAGGTTTATGGTATTGATGTACATTATATGCCTAGAACTCAGATAAATCTAGATTCTATATTTGGAGAAGACCGTCTTTCTCAATTTAAGGATGCCAGAATTATTGAGATGTACATCAAGTCAGTAGATGGATTTGAGGGAGAAGGTACTTTTGTTTCTAATTTTGGACTTGAGGTTAGAGATCAAATTACATTTACTGTTGCTAGAAGAAGATTCCAAGAATTAAATTTTGAAGGCGGTGGAAGAGATGAAGAACCAAAATCTGGTGACATTATCTATTTTCCATTGTCCAAATCTCTGTTTGAAATTCTAGATGTTCAAGGTACAAATACTTTCTATCAGACAGGAGCTCTCCAGACTTTTGATTTAGTGTGTGAACTCTTTAAATACTCTGATGAAGCACTTGATACAGGAATTGAAACTATTGATAAGATAGAAGTAGATAAATCTTATGCAATAGAATTCACAATGGGAAGTGGTACTGGAACTTATACTGTTGAAGAAACAGTTTATCAAGGTGCAGCATATGGGTCTGCTACAGCAACAGGAGAAGTTGGTGCTTGGAATGCTACATCTAAGATTCTGAAACTCATCAATCTTACTGGAACATTCTCGTCTTCAAGCAATATTATTGGAAACACTTCTGGTGCTACTTATGCTGTTACTACTTTTGATTCTCAAGCACAACCAACTGATCCTTCAGCAAACAATGTTGGAATTGAAACTGCAGCTGATTCTGTAATTGACTTCTCTGAGGGTAATCCATTTTCTGAAGGGACTAATTACTAATGCTTGGGTCTACCTTTTACCATCAAACTGTTCGTAAATATGTAGCGGTTTTCGGTACTCTTTTCAATGATCTTAATGTTGAGAGGAAGAATTCTTCTGGAACTGTTATTGAAAAAATTAAAGTGCCTCTTGCATATGGTCCAAAACAAAAGTGGCTTTTAGCAATACAAGAATCTACTCTATCACGGAAAGTTTCAGCAATTAGAGTTCCAAGAATGGGGTTTGCTCTTACTGGACTTGCTTATGATTCTGTTAGAAAATTAAATACTATTGGAAGAAATATAGCAGCAAATACAGCGGCTGGAACTTCTTCATTGATGACTCAATACAATCCGGTTCCATATAACTTTGATTTTTCCCTATTCATTCTAGTAAAAAATGCAGAAGATGGAACTCAGATACTTGAACAAATTCTTCCTTATTTTACTCCAGAATTTACAGTCACTATTAATACAATTCCAGAAATGGGAATCAAGGCAGATATACCTATTGTATTAAACTCTGCAGATGTGGCTGATGAATATGAAGGAGAATTGGCGACAGCTCGTACTATTACATGGACTCTTTCATTTACCATGCGAGGATATGTTTATCCAGATATTAAAACTGGCACTGTTATTAAAACAGTTGTAGTTAATTTTAGAATTCCTGGAGGTGATGAAGAAGGTCTTGAAACTAATTTTATTATTTTGGAAAGTACTAGTTCAAGTGCTACTTCCTCAGACTACATATTATTAGAAAACGATAATTATGAAAAAATTCTGAATGAAAACAGTAGTGAGGGTGTTGGAGATACGACAGTTAAGTCTAGATATACAGTGGTTCCATCTCCAACTACTGCTGAAGCCACTTCTGATTTTGGTTTTAGCGAAACCTTTGAATTTTTTGAAGATAGCAAGGGGTTTAATCCAGTGACAGGTGAGGATTATGTATGAGTATGAATATAGACGAACATCTTGATGAAGTTTTAGGAATTATACAAAAACCTAAAAGAGAGATTAAAAAAATTGAAAAGGTAAAACCGGCAATTAACGGTTTTGATGATGATATAGATTTTCAATATGCTCGAGAAAATCTTTATAATCTCATTGAAAGGGGTAATGATGGTCTTGAAGAATTGCTTGAAATAGCAAAACAATCTGAACATCCAAGAGCATTTGAGGTAGTTGGTCAGCTGATCGACAAACTTACTACCACAAATAAAGAACTCTTAAATCTCCATAAAACAAAAAAAGATATCAGTACTGAAAAGGGTCCAACTAATGTGACTAATGCGTTATTTGTTGGATCTACTGCTGAATTACAAAAGATGTTGAAAGATAAGGATGGCAAGTGAAACGTATTTGGGGAACCCGCGTTTAAAATCTGTAGGACAGCCTGTAGAGTGGACTGAGGAATCTGTACTAGAATATAAAAAATGTATGGAATCTCCGGAACATTTTATTAAAAATTATGTAAAAGTAATTCATGTGGATAGGGGGCTGATCTCATTTGATATGTATTCATATCAGAAGAAAATGATTCAGACCTTTATGAACAATAGGTTTGTTATTTGTAAGATGCCTAGACAGTCTGGAAAATCAACCACTATCATCAGTTATCTCCTTCATTACATTCTTTTCAATGAAAATGTACAATGTGCTGTTCTAGCAAACAAACTTTCAACCGCACGTGAACTTCTTGGTAGACTTCAACTTGCTTATGAAAATCTCCCAAAATGGATGCAACAGGGGGCGGTAATATGGAATAAAGGGAATATTGAATTAGAGAATGGTTCTAAGATTTTAGCGGCGGCTACCTCCTCTTCAGCGGTTCGGGGTAGTTCTTTCAACATTATTTTTCTAGATGAATTTGCCCACGTTCCAAACAACATAGCAGACCAGTTTTTCACTTCAGTTTATCCTACAATTTCTTCTGGAATAACAACAAAAGTTTTTATAGTATCTACTCCACTTGGACTTAATATGTTCTATAAAATGTGGATTGATGCAGAAGAGGGGAGAAATAGTTATGTACCAATTGAAGTACATTGGTCAGAAACTCCTGGAAGAGATGTAAAATGGAGAGAAGAAACCTTAAAGAATATTGGAGAAACACAATTCACTCAAGAATTTGAAGGTGAGTTTATAGGTTCTACGCATACACTTATTGCTCCATCTAAACTCAGAACAATGGCATTCAAGAATCCAATTGCTTCTCAAGGTGGAATGGATATGTATGAAAATCCAATAAAGGGGGCGACTTATTGTGTTGTAGCGGATAGTGCTCACGGTAAGGAACAAGATTATTCTGCTCTAAGTGTTTTTGACATTTCTGATATTCCATATAGACAAGTCGCAAAATATAGAGATAATAAAATTTCTCCAATGCTTTATCCAAATATTATCTACAATATTGGGATGAAATATAATGTGGCATGGCTCATTGTAGAAATCAATGATATTGGACAACAAGTAGCAGAAACTCTTCATTTTGATTTAGAGTATGAAAATATTCTTATGGCAGCCATGCATGGCAGAGCAGGTCAAAAGATAGGTGGGGGATTTGGGAAGAATAATCAATTAGGAATTAGAACTAGTAAGCAACTCAAAAGAATTGGTTGTGCTGCTCTAAAAGATATGATTGAAACAGATAAGTTGATTGTTCCAGATTTTGACACAATTGCTGAATTAACTACTTTTGCTTCAAAGCATAATTCATTTGAAGCAGAAGAAGGTTCTCATGATGATTTAGCAATGACATTAGTAATATTTTCTTGGGTGGTACAACAACAATATTTTAAAGACATGACAGATTTAGATATACGTAAACGAATTTATGAAGATCAAATGGAGACATTAGAGCAAGATATGCTTCCATTTGGAATCGTAGATGACGGGCAAAAACAAGATACATTTAAAGACAAAGCTGGCCAAACATGGAAAGTGGTTGAAGATGAGTCTGTGAGAAATTATTTCTAAGCATCTCTACTGAATCCAAAGTCTTCCATTTGTTCTTCTGTAACTCCTTGTTTTATGTTTTGAATAAGCTTCTTTGCATCAGGGTGTATTCTTGTTGAATTATATTTCAAGCGAGATTCACTCTTTGTACAAGTAGTTAAATGTTCTGGGTTTACACATCCATTGTTTTGGCAGGTTTGATGTACAATATGTTTACTTGGGATTTCTCCTTTGTAGTGAATATAGGCAAACCTGTGAGCAGGGATAGATTTTCCTCGATAGGAAAACATTCCATACCCTTGTTGTGTTTTAGAGGCAATCCATGTCCAACAACCATTCTCTGAACTATTATTAAATTTAGTCCGAAATCTATCAACTTCTTTCATGATTCATCTCCATCAAAAACCATTTATATCTCAATATATATTTAGTCTCTGAAGGAACTCTATTTTATAAATAATCATAGTAATAACGATTTACACAGTTACCAAACTTATAATTTTTAGGAGAGAACAAAATGGGTTTTCAAGTAAGTCCTGGCGTAAATACATCGGAAATTGATTTAACAACTGTAGTTCCTGGTATCTCTTCGATTGATGCTGGGCTCGCAGGACCTGCCCGATGGGGTCCAGTGAATGATGTTATTCTGCTTGATTCAGAAGATTTGCTTCTTCAGACTTTCCAAAAGCCTGACGCAAATACATATAGCACATTTTTTACAGCCGCCAATTTTTTAAATTATTCAAATGCATTGCATTTTGTTAGAGCAGTCTCGACTGCAGCTAA